AACATCATTAAATTATTATAATTTATATAATGTTCCAACAGGCTTAATATCATCTAATGCTACTTCAAACATTTTCTTATTACAATCGACAGCAACATCAACTTATCAGCCATTGCTAAATTCTTCTACTTTGTTATCTGGTATTGGTTCAAACTTGACTTTAATCAATTATAATAACTTAATCAATATTCCAACCGGCTTAATTTCATCTAATGCTACTTCTAATATTTTCTTATTACAAACAACAGCATCATCAACTTATCAGCCATTGTTAAATTCTTCTACTTTGTTATCTGGCATTGGTTCAAATATAACATCATTAAATTACAATAACTTATATAATGTTCCAACAGGCTTAATATCATCTAATGCTACTTCGAATATGTTCTTATTACAATCAATAGCATCTTCTAAATATTTACAATTATCAGGTGGATCAGTAACAGGAGATTTAATATTAAATTATGGAATTCCTAATATTCAATGGGGATCATCTAATGGAAATAATATTGCTATTGCTGGAATAGTTGGAGGATTTTCAACATCAGCAGCTATTGGCGATATGGTTATTCGATGTGTTAACAATATACATATATTATCCGGATATCAAGCGCCTGCTATTAAAATACCAACAACAAATATTGTTGAAATACCATCATTAAAATCAGCAACATCATTTATATATAAAGGAATTGAATTAAGCACAACTTTAACAACAAATTATCAATCAATTTTAACAATCAACAGTAATATTAATATTAGTAATATTAATTGTAGTAATATTTATAATTCAAACTTAACTACTACTAGTAATTTAGTTATTACAACAACTGCATCAGCTAACTCATTTATAGAAAATGGAACATCATTAGTATCTAAATATCAATCCATCTTAGCAATCAACAGTAATATCAATATTAGTAATATCAATTGTTGTAATATTTACAATTCAAACTTAACTACTACTAGTAATTTAGTGGTTACAACAACTGCATCAGCTAATTCATTTATAGAAAATGGAACATCATTAGCATCTAAGTATTTAAATTCGAATATTTTGCCAAATTTAAATAAAAAAAATGGATTTACTATTAATTGTAGTAATGCTGTTACATTAAGTGGAACAAGTTATTATAAATATGATATTAATTTAGCAAATTATTCCAAAATGTTATATTTAGATGGTGCAAGCAATTTACCTTATAGAACATTTTCAATTAAATGCTTGCCTGTAAGTGGTGTTTTTAGTTCAAATGGAAATCCAAATATAATTCAATATGACATTTATATGTCATCAAATATTTCAGCTGGAACAAGTAATGTATGTGCGATAGGTGTTCCACAAAACATTAATTTAAATCAAATACCTACTTCATCGTCATTATTTTTACTTGAAACAACATATTTTAATTATATATCAGTTATATCGACAATTGCAGCGAATATTAATTGTATTATTCAAGATTATTTAAATTAATATATAAAATAATAATGATAATAATATAAGATGGATAATTATATTTTATTATCATTAAAAAGAAAATTTGATAATGATGATATTGTAGATAAAATATATAATTATTATATTCTTGACAAATATTTTAGTAGAAAATTAACCTATACAAGCACAATAATTTTTAAACAATTATATTTAAAAAATGATTTTGTATTTTTATGTTCTAAAATAATTAATCCTCATTATTTAAATATATATTTTATAAAAAAAATGTTGATTAGCGATGATGTCATTTTAATATTTTTAAATAATATGCCAATATTGATTCAATATTTGCCATATAAATATAAAAATGATAAAAAAATAATGCTTTTATTATGTAAAAAAGATAGAACAGTTATAAGATATGCTTCAAAAGAGCTAAGATCTGATTATAATTTTATTAATGAACTTATTGATTTTTATCCATCTGTTATTTATTACGCAAATAATAAATTAAAAGATAATTATGATTTAGCTTTAAAATGTGTATCAATTGATGGCGATACTATTGAATATTTATCACCAAGATTACGCAATAATATAGAAATACAAACAATTGCTAATAAAAATAAATTATGTTATTATTAATCTAATCAAGATCATCTACATTAGGTTGTGGAGGTGGTTGATCTCCGCCAGATGTTGAGAATGGAGATCCTCCCATTCCTGGACCCATTGGAGGAACAGCACCATAAAGTTTAGTGATAAGTGGTTTAATCTTATCTTCATATTCTTTTTGTTTATTTTTGTAATCTTCTACTTCTAATTTAGGATTATCTTCAAACCATTTAAGTCCTTCGTCAACAATTGGATCAATTTGAGCTTTAATTTCATCAAAGTTTTCTGGAGCTCCTTCTGCTTTTGTTGAAAGAGAATTCTTAGTATTATAAAGATAATTTTCAAGTTCATTCTTAGCTTCAATAAGTTGCTTATTTTTTTCATCATCTTCTTTATATTTTTCAGCAGCCTTAACCATTTCTTCAATTTGTTCCTTTGAAAGTCTACCTTTGTCATTAGTAATCTTGATATTATTAGTTTTTCCAGTGCTTTCTTCTTTGGCAGTTACTTCAAGAATACCATTAACATCAATAGAAAGATCAATAACAATCTTTGGCTGACCTCTTGGCATAGGAGGAATACCACTTAGATTAAATGAACCAAGAAGATTATTGTCTTTTACAAAAGCGCGTTCTCCTTCATAAATTTTAATATCAACACCGGGCTGATTATCAGCATAAGTTGAGAATGTTTGTGATTTCTTAGTTGGAATTGTAGTATTTCGTTCAATGATCTTAGTCATAACACCACCACTAGTTTCAATTCCAAGAGAAAGAGGAGCAACATCAAGAAGAAGAAGATCATTTGTTTTTGAACTTCCTTGACCTGTAAGAATAGCGCATTGAATAGCTGCTCCAATTGCTACAGCTTCATCGGGATTTAGAGATTTATTAAGTTGCTTGCCATTGAAATAGTTGCTTAGAAGTTCTTGAATCTTTGGGATTCTAGTAGTTCCACCAACAAGAACAATTTCATCAACATCACTTTTTGAGATTTTAGCATCTTGAATTACTTTATTAAGTGGTTCCATTGATTTATTGAAAAAACTTTCTGCAAGTTGTTCAAACTTAGCACGACTTAGTGAAAGTGTATAATCAATACCATCAAAAAGAGAATCAATTTCAATAGGAACAGTAGCAGCAGTTGAAAGATTTTTCTTAGCTTTTTCAGCAGCAATATTAAGACGTTTTAGAGCTTTGGGATTTTCTTTAATATTCTTATTATATCTCTTTTTAATATCAGCACAAAGATAATCAACAATAAGATTATCAAGATCAGAACCACCAAGATGTGTATCTCCCGCTGTTGCTTTAACTTCAAAAATACCACCATCAATACTTAGAATTGAAAGATCATGAGTTCCACCACCTTCATCGAAAATAAGAATAGTTTTCTCTTTTTCTCCATCAGCAACTTTATCAAGACCATAAGCAATTGCGGCAGCTGTTGGTTCATTAATAATACGAAGACATTCCATTCCACTAATGGTGCACGCGTCTTTGGTTGCTTGTCTTTGACTATCATTGAAATAAGCAGGAACAGTAACAACTGCTTTCTTTACTGGATGACCAAGATAAGCTTCGGCAGTTTCTTTAAGACGAGCAAGAACCATAGCTGAAATCTCTTCAGGATAAAGTTTCTTTTTCTCATTTTTATATTCAACTTCAATAACTGGTTTATTATTTTCATCTCCATTAATATTAAAAGTCCAAAGTTTCTTATCTTTTTGAACATATTCATCATCATATTTACGACCAATTAGGCGTTTAATGTCATATAGAGTAGATTTTGGATACATCGTTGAAACATTTTTGGATGCATCGCCAACAAGTTTTTCTTCATCAGTAAATGTTACATATGATGGTATAATTCTTGAACCTGTTTGATAATCAGGAATGACTTCAACACGATCACCAATCCATACAGCAACGCAGCTAGTAGTTGTTCCAAGATCAATTCCAATACCTACGCTATCTTCTTTTGACATATCTGGTGTTTAGTTTTTATAATAATATCATTATATTAAATCTTTAAATCTTTTTTATAATTTTTAATAAATTTGTGAATAATTTTATATTTTCTTTTAGCAATCTTGCGTCCATATTTTGTTTTAATGAATTTTAATACAATTTTTGAACGATTATTAATATTGGCAATAATATCATTAATTTTACTTTTATTTTTATGAATACCATACATAAAATATCTACATATTCCAATTGAACCAAGAGAATCTATTCTATCAGCATCTTGAACACATTTCAAATTTATATTATTTTTATCAATATTATGAATATTTGCTACTTCTTTTGATAAAGAAGTATTACATGCTATATAAACAATGTCATCAATTATTGAATTATCAGAAATTTTATATTTAAGAAAATCTTTTATTAATGTTTCTTGTTCATTTGGAATTGATGAATATTTAGAATCAGCTACATCGTGCGTTAATGCTCCCATAACTATCTTAAATATATCAAAATCTTTCAAGTCTTCTTTAAAGGCTATTTTAATAGCCATTTTTTTTACTCTTATAACATGATCAAAATTATGAGAACAATCATAATCTTTCATTTTATCTTTAACCCAAACTTCTGTTTCTTCAATAATTTTCGAATAATCTAATGTCATTTGATTTTATTATTCAAGTAATTATTAAATAAAAAAAATAATCATTTTTATTTATTTAGAACATAAGGATTTCCAAAGTTTATTATTTCATTATTAGGTGGTTTGATAAATTCTTTTTCAAAAATACTTGTTTTTAAAATATATTTTGTCCATAATTCATAATCACTATTTTTAATTATTGTATCACTTTTAATAATATCAATGACCTCATTACATTCTTTGATAAAATTAACATCTGTTATTTTTTTTCTAATATAATTTGGATTTTGTTTAACAAGATAATCTTCTAAATGATTTTTATTTGTTTTTACAAATTCACTAATAGACATCTTATAATCTTTACAAAAATTTGAACTATTTAAAGGTTGTGGCACATAATCCCAAATAATCCATAAATAACCTAGATTCTTTATGTAAACATCTATTTCAAATATTTTATAATGAATATAACCACCATTTTTAATTTTGTGATATAGGAAATTTCCAGAATGAGCATCTCTGTGAATTTGATTAGTATAATTATGAAATGATAAAATTGTTATTAAGAATTGTTGAAATGTATTTTTCATTAATTCATAATTTGAATAATTATCTGGAACAGTTAAAAAAGTTTCTAAATCTCCATTTGCTAATTCTATTAACATCCCAAAATATTCTTTATCAATTATAACATTTGGATATAAATCAGATTCAAGTTCGTGTTTATCACAATTAAATAATTTATAGAATATTAAAAAATGCGGATTTATATTATTTAATACTAAATCTGATAAAAATTTAACAAGTTTAATTTCAGTTCTATTAATATCATTATCGGCAAATACTTTTATAGCAAATTTATAAAGTTGATTATATTTAATATTAATTTTTGATAAATAAATAGCACCATACGCACTAGGAGAACCTATTTGTTTTGTTAATAAAATTTCCATATTATCACCTAATGTATATTGTTTATCTATAATATCAATACCATGTTTAGAATCATGAATATGTCGATTAATTAAATTTAAGCATTGTTTTTCATTTATTTTATTTAAAATTTTAAATAATCGATTATAATATTCAATTCTAGAATCTATTTTAGCTGAAACACGATTTATATAAGGCAATATGAAAGTTTTAAATTTACTTGTTATCTTACGAGCTTGAATATTTTTTTTTATTATTTCTAATTTATCTTTTGATGATTTAGAATCTTTATTACTTTTCATTCTTAATAAAAATAAATTATTTTATTTATTTAAAATGTAAGGATTTCCAAAGTTTATTATTTCATTATTAGGTGGTTTGACAAGTTCTTTTGAAAATAATCGCGATCTTAATAATTTATCAATCCATAAATATTTCTCTTGATCTAGTAATCTAATACATACATTAACTTCTTCTACTAAATTTGCTATTTCATCAGAATATATAAAATCTTTTGTTTCTATCCATCCATATCGTCTTCTTGGAGTATTATTAATAAATGCGCAAATTATTCTATCATAATCTCTATAAGAATTTTCATAAGTTTGTTTAGTCGCAATACCATAATCCCAAATGACCCATAAATAACCTAAATTCTTTATATAGACATCTACCCCAAAAATCTTATAATGAATATAACCACCTGGTTTAATTTTATGATATAAGAAATTACCATAATGAGCATCAGCGTGTATCTTATTTGTATGAATATGAAATGATAATATAGATATATATACTTGTTGAAGTGTATTTTTTATTATTTCAAAACTGGAATGAAAGGCTGGTTCAAATAAAACAGTCTTTAAATCGCCATTTGCTAATTCTGATAATAACATAATGTAATTACTTTTATTTATCAATTTTGGATATTTTTTAATATCAGTATGAGGATTATTACAAAGAAATATTTTATATAATATTGCAAAATGTGGATTTATATTATTTAAAGTTAAATTAGAAAGTTTTTCTGTAATTTTAGTTTCTTTTTTATTATCTGCTGTCATTTTCATTATTTTTACAGCAAATTTATATAATCTCTTATATTGAATATTTATTTTTGATAAATATATAATGCCGTATTTACTTTCACTTCCTATTTGCTTTGATAATAAAACTTCCATATTATCACCAATTGTATATTGTTTCTTGCCGTCTGTTTCATTTAAAAAATTTAAGCATTGTTCTTCGCTGATTTGATTTAATATTTTAAATAATTGGTTATAATATTCAATTCTAGATTCTATTTTAGCAGAAACGCGATTTATAAAAGGTGTTATAAAATTTTTAAATTTGTTTGTTATTTTACGCGCTAAAATATTTTTTCTAATTCTTTCTAATTTATCTTTTGCTGATTTTGATAATGAATTAGATTTTTGATGAACAGATGAAGATTTAGAATATGTTTTGGCTTTTGGAGGTGGTGATGAAGATTTAGAAGATGATTTTGGTGTTTGTTGACCTGTTCTTACACGGTATTTTTTACATGCTGTTGCTTTTAATTCCTCTTTTATTTCATGATATTTACAATCTTTTCTTTTAATTTTATTTCTACCACATTCAGCTATTGTCTCAATATAGGCATTTGGTAAAATACATTTTGAATATCTTTTTGAATAAATACATTTAGGATCTTTACAATTCATTAGACTCTAATAATTAAATATAAATTTGTTTTATTTTTTCAAAAAAACTAAAAAAAATGATTATTAAATTGAAAGTAAATTGTCATAAGTAAAGACAAAGACTTATCCCAGACTAAAATGCCTTCTACGACTAAGAAAATGACTCTTGCACAGCGCTATGAACGTTTGCGTAAACAGATCAAGAAGAACAATGGGCGAGACAAGAAGAAGATTGCTGTAAATTCATCAAAAATACATGATGATCACGGTCTTGATGGCTCTTATTATCTCGGTCATTGAACATTCTCGTTTCTATAAAATGATCAAATTAATTTTTGGTCATTTTTATGTATATATAAATAGAAATAGATAAAGTATGTTTTATATTTTTATTATTTTTTTGATTGCTTGGATGCTTTTATATCATATATTTCTTGAATATGCAAATTTAACTGTAAATATGATTGTAATAGCTATATTTACAGTTTTTGAGCTTATTTTATGTTATATTTTCAATGAAAGTATTTTAAATATTTGGATGCCTTTTTCAATTTTTATAAAAATTGTCCCTGTTATATATGAGATAAAATGGTAGAAATTTTTTCGTATTGGATATTTCTTTGGTTTATTTTGTATTACTTCAATATAGTAAAATATGATCCTCTTATTATATTGATAATAGCATATATTTTTACATTATTTGAAATTATTTATTTATGGCAAAATAATATAAATAAATATAATTTAATAAAATTTTTTGTCATTAATGTTATTATAAAATTTATTCCAATTTTATTAATTTTTAGATATCCATTAATAATTCGTGAAGAAGATTTATTATGTGGATTTTATATCTTTTGTGTCTATATATTTGTAATGAGTTATTTGAATAAAAACCCATATACATTTTATAAAAAAATGTTAAATACTTATATCAGAGATGATAATGAATATAAATCATTTGTAAGTAGTTTATATGATAAAATAATTAATTATAGTTACAATATATAGTAAAATGAATATAGATACAACAATTTTTGAACAAATGACGGATGAAGATTTTTTTTCAAAAAAACTAACACATATTTATTTTAATCAAGATGTTACAGATGAATCTGTTTCTAAGTTAATTGATACAATTAGAGAAGCTAATAAACCGCGATATAATAAGAATAAGGTTTTATTAAAACCCAAACCAATATTAATTCATATTTCATCCATGGGTGGTTCTATAACTGCGGGAATGCGTTTAATGAGTGTATTTGCTTTAAGTAAAGTTCCAATTGCTACAATTGTTGATAATTATTCATGTTCCGCAGCTACATTTTTATCTATTTCAAGTCATTATAGATTAATAACAAATTATGGTTATTGTTTAATTCATGAATATTCAATAAGAGGAAATATAAATTCGCGACAACAACAAATAACAAATTATGTTAATCTTGTTGATACTTATTTTGATAAAGTTGTAGAAATGTATTTAGAACAAACTAAATTCAAAAAAGAAGAATTACATGATTTATTACAACACGATTTATTATTAGATGCCAATTATTGTCTTAAAAAAGGAATTGTTGATCGTATTATAGATATTAAAAGAGAAAAACCAAAAGAGATTAAATTAACTAATATTTATGATATAATTCAAAATTATAATTATAATAATATAACAATATCATGTAAAGATGCCATTTTTAAATTAGATAAAATTATTTTTGAAAAAGATATTTCGCCTGTTATTATTTATCCGCGTCGATTTAATTGTGATGAAAAACATGTTGAAAGAACTATTTTTGATACATTAAATTTAATACCAAGAATAAAAAATATTGATGCGCCTACTTATGCTATAATAGAAGGTCCAATAAGTATCGATGATATTTTACCGATGCTTTACTGTGATCATATAATAATGTTTGATCATGCTTATATTGTTAGTAATATCTTATATTTTCATAATAAAATAGGATTTTTATTATCAGATAATATTAAAAATACTGAACTTATATTCAATATAATAAAAAAAATATTAAAAGAAAAAACAAAGATGTCTTCTCAGCAAATTGATGAAATTAATAGCAAATTTAAAATAATAAATGCTAATGAAGCAAAAAAATTAGGATTATGCGATAATGTTATTAAATATCATCGTCGCACGAAAGACTTATCACAGACCGAGAATCATTCTCATCATCAAAATTCTCATCTCGATCTTCATCATCAAAAGAAGAGCTTAAAGAACTCGAAGAGCTTAAAGAACTTAAAGAACTCATTACACTAATATTATCATTTTCTGTTAAAGGTGTAATATAATTAATATTTCTCTTTTTTTTAATAGGAGGCAACATAATATCAGTATTTATAATTGATTGAAATTGTTTATACATATCAAATACATCAACTTTATATTTGTCCAATATTTCATTTCTAAATGAAACCATTACAATACGATTATGACAGTCATCAATTGTTTTTTTAATATTTATAATTTTATCTTTAAAAATATTAGGAAAAAATACATAACCTATTAAAAAACTGTTTAAAACAATATTATTATATAAATAATAATAGACATTTATACAGGAATTGTAACTATTCATTTTATACATTAATGAATTTTATTTTTTATATAAAAAAATGAAATATATTTTTAAATAAATATTTTTATTATTATGGTTGAATACGAAGAATTACACCAATTTATTAAGAAAAATTCAAAGATAGTATCATTAAATATCAATTATAAATCTGATTATAATGAATATATCTATGTTGTTAATATCAATGGTCTAAATCATACTTTTAAACTTATCGTTGATGAGGATTCAAATGTTCATTTAGAATATAAATCAAACTTATTTAGATGTTCAAATGATATTCAATTAGAATTATTTGAATTATTTAATTATAAAAATATTGAATATATTGATTGTTATATTCTAAAAAAAAAATATATGAATGATTTTGAAATATTATCATTATATGAAGATTATTATGATAATGACAATGATCTTTTAACATGTGACAGAACAATAATAAAAAATGGAAAGCCAATTAAATTTAAATTTACTTGCCATGATGATGAATTAACTCTGGAATATAATTTAGAAACAACCGTAGGATTTGAAGAAATTATTGAAAAATTAGATAAAATTTTATAATAATAATAATGCTAAATCTGATTTTTGAATTTCATCTTTGTGTTTATTTAAGATTGTCGTAATATATTTATAAGCCTCGTCGATCTGTTCAAATGAAATTCCTCCTGTAATTAAAACACTTCCGCTTTCAAATACTGCTATTGTAATTTTTTTACAGTTATTTTCACCATGCCCAGTTCCTTTTCCGAAACAATGTTTGGGACATACACAAATACCGTCCATTTTTGTTTTATTAGAATTCCAGAAATATTCTAATTTTACTCCATGATATCTTCCAGGTTCAAAGCTACATTTATTATTATATTCGTCGCTGATCAGAATCTTATGAAGAATTTTACGTCTTATTAAAAATTTAGTTGCCATTGTTTGATCCATGTATGACTTGAAATCGGTATTAATCATTCTAATTACAAATTTATTAAATCCAATTACATCCATATTATTATTAATGATAACATTTGGTTCAATATCGTTAATTCTTTTAATTTCTTCAATAATCAATTCAATGATATTTTGAACAATTGATTGTTCTTTGATTCCAGTTATTTGAACATTGCCATTCTTAAAGATTTTCAAATTTGGATAATAATTATCGTCATGTTTGAAAATTGTTGTAACTTGATTATCAAATAAGTTTTTCTTTACAGTGTTTTTTTTAGTGGCTCTTTTCTTCTTTGGATAAATTCCCTTGAAATTAATCCTATCAGTAATTTTAGGATAATAAATCCAGATGAATTTATCATTAATCTTAAAATTTTCATAAAATATATCTAAATTTAAATATAAACCTAAATCGGCATTACATGTAATTGTGCTAACTTTATAAGGTGTAAAATAAATATTTGATTCTTCCATATCAACAATATATAAACATTTGATATTTCTTAAATCATTTTTTTATTTTTGCTAATGTTATTGAAATAATAAAAAAATGATAGATTACCATAAATAAATATTTATATTATGAATAAAGATAATTCTTTTAACTTGAATGAATATTTTGAATTGTTGGATAAAAAAATACAAAATATTTTATTAAGAAAAGAAAAAGATATATTAACATTTGATATTTTAGATACATTTAAAACAAGAACAAATAAACTAATAGCACTAAAAGAAAAACAAAGACAAATGAAAATTGGAGAAATTTGGCAAGAAGTTTTAGGAAATTATGATGGTTTTATAAATTTAAAAATAGGACATGAAACTGGATTAGATATAATTTCTTATTCTAAAAAAATTATAATTGAATTAAAGAATAGAACAAATACTGATAATACTTCTTCTAAAAAATCAAATTATTTAAAATTAGCAAATTTCAAAAAAAATAATCTTGATTATAAATGTATTTATGCTAATATTAACGCAAGCACAGAGAAAAAAACGATGGATGAAATATCTAAGAAAATAATATATGAAGGTTTTGAAATAGAACATCATATTGGTTATAATTTTATTAAATTTATTTTAGAAGATAATACAGACATAATAATAGAATTTATAAAAAATACGATTGATAAATATTCACAATAATTTTATTAATGAATCTCCTAAATGTTTTGCTAATAAAACAGGAACAGCATTTCCAATTTGTTTATATTGTGAATTTAAACTTCCAATAAATTCATAATCATCATCAAATGTTTGAATTCTTGCGTATTCTCGAATTGTTAATGGTCTTTCTTCTAACGGATGACATCTTTCTGTTTGTTTTTGAGAAGGAGAACATAATAATGTTAATGATGGTTTTTCCATAGATAGTCTATATAATATTCCTCTTTTTCCTCCACCCGAATTATAACTATTTCCTAAATATTCTTTTTGTAATTTTTCTGGTAAATTAACCCAACAACCACCAGCAGGTATCATTTTGAATAATTCTATTTTTTTATCATTATATTTTGCTCCATTTGAAGAAGGAACATTATATAAGACATCTTTTAATGTTTTTCTTTCTAAACTTTCTTTTGGAAATTCAAACACTTTATTCAAATCTTTTAATACTCCTATAATAAATACTCTTTCTCTCTTTTGAGGAACATCAAACTTAGAAGCATCTAAACATTTATAAGTTATATTATATAAATTATTTTTATTTAATTCTTCAATAATTTTTTCAATTGTTTTACCATTATCATGAGTTAATAACCCTTTTACATTTTCTATCATAAATAATTTTGGTTTTATTAAATTTAATATTTCAATAAATTTAATCATTAAATCACCTCTTGGATCATCTAAGCCTTTTCTTAATCCTGCTTGTGAAAATGATTGACAAGGAACACCGCCTGTAAATAAATCTACATTATTTATATAAGGTGTAAAATCTATTTTATCCATAGATTCACATATAACTTTTGTATTTTTATGATTATGTTTTAATGTTTTACAACAATCAATATTATTATCATTTAATAGTAATGGTTTAAATCCTGATTTGATTAATCCAGAACTTAATCCACCACATCCCGCACAGACTTCAATAAATGTATATTCTTCATTATTTATAATAATAGGTTCTTTTATTTCTATTTTATTTATTAATTCTATTAACTCTGATTTAGTTTTAGAACTACATTTATTAATTCCTAATTCTTTACATTTATCTAAAAGCTGATTTTTAGTCATTATTGATAAATCCATAATAAATATATTTATATGTTGTAATTTAAAATCATTTTTTATTAATAAAAAATGAAAGATTTTTATTGTATCATTATTTGATGTCAAAACTTGATTTGAATAAATTAAAAATAATAGAATTATTTAATGCTAAAATAAAAAGTGTTGAAATACCAATAAATGATAAAAAACATTGTGGCAAAGAAGGACACTGGTTAGAAAAACAACTAGGTATAAAACATAATTCAAAAAATGAACCAGATATATTTGGTTATGAAATGAAAAAAAATTCAAATAAAATTACACTTGGAGATTTTAGTGCCAGTGAATATGCTTTTAGTAAAAGAAATAAAAGAGTTAATATAAATGCCTTAAATGGTTGGAATGATGATATTATATTATCAAGAAGTGATTTTATTAAAACATTTGGAAATCCAAATCCAAATCCAAAAAAGAATAATCGATTTTCATGGTCTGGTTCATCAGTTCCATCTTATAATATATGGAATTCTAATGGACAAATATTAAAAATTAATGATAATAATGATATAATAATTTATTATTCGTTTGATAATGATAAAAGACTATGTAAACATGATTTTCCTGTTTATCTACAAAAAAATAATTTAATAATAGCAATTTGGAAATCTGAAAAAATGAAAAATCATATTGATAATAAATTTAATAAAAATGGATTCTTTATATTAAAAAAAATACAAAATAAATATGAAAAGATATGTTTTGGAAAATCTTTTAACTTTGAATATTTTATAGAATCATTAAAAACTAAAAAATTATATTTGATAGTGGTATGTATGACGGAAATAGTCGTAATTATTCTCATTTTAGAGGAACTAATTTCTGGAATGATTTAATTATTGAAGAATATTAAGAATATATAAACCTAAATGATACGCAAATTTACAAGCAACGGCATTACCTATTTGCATAATTATGTCTTTGTTTGATCCTTCTAAAATATATTCATCTGGAAATGTTTGAATTCTTTTTAATTCAATAATAGTCAATCTTCGTATTTCTTTTTCATTATATTTAACAAGCGCATCATAACCATCTTTCCAATATCTTGCTGGAATTGTGTAAGATGGTTTATCAAAATTTAAGAATTGTGCTCCAAATCCAAGACCTTTCTGTTTACTAACTTCTTTTTTATTTTGTATTCCAATTAATGCTTTTTCACTTAAATAATATTTTTTATCAATATCTTCTTTTGCTAATAATATATTTTTAACAGGAATTCTATCATTTATAGAACTTATAATTGGTTTTGGTTCAGTTGGTAAAAATTCTAAATCTTTTCTAATTCCAATAATTATAACTCGTCTTCTATTTTGAGGAACTTCAAAATCACTAGCATATAATTTAGTTATAATTGTATTATAATTTTTATTCAAATTTTCCATAATAATATCAATTACTTTTTCAGATTTTTCTGTTTTTTTAGATAACATACCTATCACATTTTCCATTATAAAAGCTTTTGGATTAAAATAATCAAGATATTTAACATATTCCATAAATAAAGCATTTCTTGGATCATTTTTATCTCTTTTTCCAGCAATACTAAAACTTTGACAAGGAGGACCACCTACGATTAAATCAATAATCTCATTATTTTTATTATATAAATCATTAAATTTTTCAGGAGATAATTGTGTTAAATCTTCACAATATGCTTTATGTTCAAAATTTTTATTATAATTTTGAACAGCTTTATCCCAAATATCAATACCAGCAATTATATTTAATCCAGCATCTGTTAATCCCTTAGACATACCTCCGCATCCACAAAATAAATCAATAACATTTAATTTTTTAGCTTCCATAATAAATATATTTATATGTTGTAATTTAAAATCATTTTTTATCATTAAAACAAAACCAAATAAAAAATGATTCTTTTAAACAAAGATAAATTTATACAGTCATGGATAGAGTTATCAGTGATATTTTAGCATCATTTGACACTGTTGAGATTATTGAAAACATTCAACAAAACGAAGAGTTTGATCCATATGGAAATAAGAAAATCTTCAAATACTGGCAAATGAATTCGAGATTATATACAATGGAGATTTTCGATAAAGAAGGTTTTAATAAATCTCGAATTCAAGCTGGACTATTTATTCTTCCAGATGATTCAAGAGAATTAACACACAATCGCACAGCAACAATTCGAACATTATTCGAAATCTTGACGAAAAAATAATTGTAAGGTGGATATATAAACTAAAAATTTTTTAGTTTTTCTTCTTTTTTTCACTCATTTTAGACAAATATGAGGTATTTAAAATTTCTGTGCTACTTGCTATTGAAATCATAGGAGGAATATTTAATATATATGTTTTGTCGGTTTTTAAATGGGCTTCTCTGAACTCTTCAATAGATAAATTACCGCCAAACATTTTCAATAGATATCTTGATGGCGCTGGTCTAATGATATTATCAAACCCATATCTTTTTGCTAACATCTGTATCCAACTATTAATCTCCCAAACTTTATCACTACTTCCGTGAGTAGAAAAGTTATAAGCATTAGCGCATTGTAATGAACAGAATGATCCATATACAAAATAATTATCATTGATGGAATCATAATTATATGGCATACTGTAAATATTACCATCAATACTATGACAACACCAGAAGCAATGTGAATTATTATTTAAATTTGTATAGGTAGTTTGATAATCATGTGTTAAATCAAAAGTAATATTTTCAGCATCATTCATAAAAAACGAATTTGTTTCATAAGGTGCTGGATTTGCTATTTTTGCGTCTTGTGTATCATTATTATTTATAATTGAATTAATTTTATTTTGTGGGATTGGTAATTGAATTATAATATCATCATTCTCATCTAATGGTTCATTATTAGATGTCTTAATCATAGTATCAATTATATTTTTTTTGCTGGGTTTTTTAACACTCGTAGTATCTTGTACATTTTTTTTACGAGGCATATTACTAATAATAATTATGTTATATTCTTATATAAAAAATATTTTAATGTAGTCTAATAATTTTACAAGATCATTCTTCATTTTAACATCAAGAGTTTCAATTTTTTTAGGTGTTTTATCAACTGAACATGACATTGATAATTTATTAACATCCATTTGTAAATCTTTTATAACTGAAATTAAATAATAAATAAATATTATTACAATACCAATAACTAAAAATAAAGTTAAATCCATTTCTAATATTATAATATAATTATTTAAAGAGAAAATTTAAGCCCAACATCTCCACCAATAAATGCTAAAATATTATAACGAACAGTATATAAATTAATTTTATAATTAATTGTATAAATATCCTTATTATTTGCTAATAGTAATCGTTCAACATTACTATTATCAACATTATTAACTGTAAAATATAAAGTGGAACCAATTAAACTAGAATTATAACTTCCAGTTGGGAACCATTTTTCAGGATATATACTAAAAGAATAATTATAAATTCCTTGTCTTGGAATGCATGAATGATGTTCATAAGGCTGAATACTATTAAAATAATAAGCTCCTTTTTCTTCAACTCTTAAATAATTATTTCCAATAGTTTTCCAATTAATTTTTGCTGTATTCATAATACTATTTTCATTATTTTTTGGAATACTATTAGTATAATTTAAAACATCATTAAATTTATCAATAGTATCTGTTCTTTTTAAAGTCCATATTAATTCTTTAATTGGAAATTTAGATAGTATATCAATAGAACGAATTGAGCCATCACCTCCAATTCCTACATCATTAGATATAACATCCATAGTTTCAATTAATATTTGTCTTGTAGCAGTCTTTTTTAATTCAATTCGTTCATCATTATCCAATAAAACATAGGTTGCTTCTAATTGAGGATTTATATTTTCATTAATTACAAAATTTTTTATTGAAATTTTTTTATTATATAAAACATTGTAATAATTTGGACTTATATGCATATTTAAAATATCACTGTAAACAACATATAAATTTTCAATATTTTGTAAATTTATTCTAAATGTTATTACAATTGATGTTGATAAATTTAAAATAGGTATTGATAAGGAAGGATTTTTAGAAAACCAAAATGGTAATGGAACAGAAATTTGACGAGATTTAATAGATGGTATATTATTATTAATGTCACTTGAAGGATAATCAAAAGTTGAATAAATATTATTATTAATTCTTATAATATTTTTACCAGTTGAAGGATTTGTTAATTCTTTTATATTTCCAGTAATCTCATTAAAACTATCTTTAACAGGCATAGTTAATTCATTCCAAACAATAAGCCATTCACCTGTTATATAATCAATTTGTTTATCATCAAAGTAAATAGTAGCATCTTTTATAATCAAACTTCCGATATTTTCAACCCATTTAAATTTTAATACATCATCAGAATATATATCTGGTAATGTATAAATAAAATAAAGTTTTGAAAGTAAATCAACATTTTCTTTAATAATTTTACATGTATATGTTGATGTATGCATTGTGCTAATTGAACAATTAATATTATCAAAATTTAATGATATATTATCCATACAAAAATTTGTATGTCGTTTATAAACAAATTTATAAAAACTTATTTCTGGATTATTAAAAATATAATCATCAAATTGTCCTCTTAATGCTAATTGTGCGATACCACCTGGCATATTTATTATTTAAAAATATATAAAAAATAATTATTTAAACCATAGCGGGTAAAGTATCTCCAAAATTAAATCCTTTATTAAATATGGATTGTTCTGTTACGGGTAAAATAGCAGGATATTTATTAAATCCACGTCTATATAGATTAGCTATTTCATAGTCATCCAAAGCATAATTAAAATATGATAAGTCTGAAACTAATAAAGGCGACACAGTTGTAATACCATCTGGTGCTGTAAATGCTTTTGGTCTTAATTTAAGTTGTGTATTTGTTTTAGCTAAATTTAATGAATAAGGATTTATATAAAATTTACTTAAATTACTTTTCATAACACGAGAATTAAAATTATTTACAATAGTATCTTCAAATCCATTAACATTTGCTAATCTGTCTGCTACTAATGCGCCATTTAAATATATTTTACAATTTGTATTATTTACATTAATAGAATCGCGACCTTTTTGATTTTCTTGAAATACTATTGTAACCATATTGAAAACTTGCCCATATTCATTATATTGAATATCTTTAATTCCAAATTTATTTTTGCTTCTATTATTTGCTAGTTTAACAACATCAACCATAGAAGAAATACTACAATCGATAGTTGTTGAACTATTATTAAATGTATCTGGATAATTAATATTATTATATTCTACAATTATTTCTTTTCCATCATTTCTAATTTTAACTAATGGATTTTTTATTAAAATTCTACTATCTAAATCACTTATTAATGTAGTTTTTTCGCATTCATATCCAAATGAAGTATAAGGTAATGTATTTTTTTCACCTTTATAAAATAAAATCATATAAGTGTATGGAAGTAAAACTGCTTGTTCTTGCGTTGGTGTTCCAGTATAATCTGTTAATGTAGAACTGCTTGGATCTTTATTAAAACATACCCAGAAATTATATGAATATTCAGCACCGCCGTTTTGATTAATAGAAGGATTGATGTCAATATATGCAGGAGCTTTTTTATTAAAAGTTTCTAAACTTATTTCTTCTGATTTAGAATAATCTAAAATTCCTGTAAAAACACTTGTTTGTTTTCTATTTGAATTTGTAAATCGCATTGATTTAATATATTCATTATTATATATTGAATAACTAATCAATGCCATAATCAATATTAGAAATACTGATAATATTATTTGAATTATTATACTAATCATACTAATTTATATCTAATTATAATATATATTATAATTATTATTTTTTGTATATAGGATTGCGAATACCGTAATTAGATAACCCTAATTGAGCTAAGAATCCACTCATTGGACCATTATTATAATCATTATAAACATCTTGTTGATTGATATCATAATTATATGTTGTAAATTTAGCAACTAATCCAGAAAACCCAGGCATGTTACCGGCAATTGTATCAGACCCACCAATATATAGAGTTCCGCTTGTATTTAAATCAATATTAACATTTTGTGATATTCCGCTTTGATTTAAAAGCCCAGATGAACCTTGTGATGCTACAATTTCACCATCAACATATGTATATATCGATGGACCCAATTTATCAGCATTACAAACAATTGCTACATGCACCCATCGTTGTAATGGAATATAATCTATTTTAACACCTTGATTTTTATAAAAACCATCGTTTGATGCGTCATCTATTGGTAATATAACATCATTGTTTGTTCTATTTAAATCAGTAAATCTTACATACATAGCATTATTTTTTCGATCTAAGTAAATAAAAGGAGAACAATTTAGAGGTGGTTTAAAATTAGTAGAGGTTCCATTAGATAATGATAAGACATGTTTATATTGTCCTTGATATTTATTCATATCATTGATATAAATCCAAAATGTAAAACTTCTACGATAACCATTTGCTGTTTTATCAACAGTTGCATCTATTGTTGTTAATTTAGTAGCAATGACAGGTATTTTTGTATCTGGAATTACAGTTTTGAATTTTGAAAATAACATATAGCCAACATAAATATATAATAGATATGCTATAACAACACATACAATAATAACAATTAATAACCCAATATATAAATTATAATTTGAACTCATTCCCGAAACAGCATTGGTCACTGTTGAACGACTGTTTGATAAAACATTTGTGAATGTTTTAGACATGCTACTTAGGGGAGACGCAGAACTATTCATATTTTATTATTAACTATCTAATATTAATAAATAAATTTTCTATTAATAATACTTAAATGATAATTGCCATTAATATGATTATTTGGTATTATTAATTTATGTGTAGTTTTATTATTTTTCTTTTGTAACGATAAATAACTTAGAAGTTTTGTGAAATTATTAAGATTATGTGATTTGTTTTTCTTATTTTTTAAAAAAAATAAATCATAAATGCTACTTATAAAATATTCAATTGCTATTTCATTATTTTTAATCATCATAATATCAAAAAAACAAAAATTATAAATAAATGATTTATAAAAATTATTTTTATTTTTTTTTAAACAATTTTTATTATTTAATTCATTTATTAAATTTTCATGAAATTTTAATGGTATTATCCATTGATCTTTATTAATAATTATTTTAAATGATTGACGATTAAAGTTATTTGAATATAATAATGCTATATCTAATATTTCATCGACAGAATTATAATATGTATTTGTTACTATTTGAATACAAATTTTAATATTATTATTCGATTGTTTTATAATTTCAAGTGTCTCATTAAATGCTATATTTGGTTTATATGTTATTAAAATATTATGAATATCATTATTTGATGGTAGCGGCAATTCATAAAATATACATTGTTTTTTAATTTCTCCAAGTTTTTTTATAATGTCATTTGAAGTTATACATATAATTGGAATATGTTTATGATTTGTCATTAAAAAATTTAATAAATGTATGTTCATTGTGCTATCAAATGAAAGTAATGTTTCAAATTCATCTATAATAATTATTTTTTTTTGCGTATTATTTGTCAAATTTTGAATTAACGAGGAAACAAATGATTTATACAACAAATCAACTAATTGTTTCGAAGATCCACAATTAAAACTATTAATATTTACCACAAACAAATCAAGTTCAACACAAATCGAATTAACTATATATGTCTTACCAATTCCAGAATTACCTGTTATAAATAAACAAGACTTACATGAAAGTTTTGTATTATTATAAGAACCAATAATCCAATTTTTAATATAATCCATATTTATGAAATTAAAATTATTTTTATAACAAGTGAAAAGTAATAACATAAAAGTGCTAAAATCGGATATACAATATCTAAGGTTAATAATGAATGTGATGTATATGTTTTAATAGTTCCATGTAAATCAAACATAATCGACGGTTTAATCAAAAAAATTAACAATAAGATAAAAACATATAATAATATTGCTAAATATATCATTAATATACTCTATAAATTAAATATAATTTATATTATAGATGTTGATAAAAATTATAATAATTATTGTTTTATTATTATTGTTTTATTATGTTACTACAATAAATATCGAAAAGTTTGTTTCAAATAATTATACAAATACAAATGAATATTCATGGGAGCGAAATAATATTAATTCAAAATTACCTTACAATATTATTATGAAAAATAATAACGACCTTTATTATGATATTGGTAATGATGAACTTGATCTTAAATTTAAAACAGCTTTTGAAATAGATAGTAATAAGATAATAAAAACAATTGAAGGGAATGACTGGACTAAATGGGTCAATTCTAAAACAAGTAATAATAAGAAGGATTTAAATGATTATTTTAACAATTTTTTAAAATATTTTAAAATGATGATTAAAATGCCTATTTTTGATTTACCAAATGATAATACAAATAGATTCAAAATAAAAGATACTGTTTTATTAAGATATAAATCAAATAAAAATAATACAAAAGAATTATTATTAGAAATTGATTTGGTTATTACGAGAAACAATAAACCTTTATCAAAACATTTAAAAATATTAACGATAACAGATGGAAATTATAATAAAATTATAATGGCAAATGTTGTAGGAGTTATTAATGAATTTGAATTATCAAAAACTTATGGTTCTATTGACGATGTTAAGAATTATAAAGAATTTACACCTCAATTTACTTATAAATATGACTTAAATAATTATATAATAGATACCAATGATAAATTATTACATTCAGAAATTGAATATAATTTATATAATAAATTACTTAAAGATTTATAATATATAATAATTAAAATGTCTGCTGCTCCTATGTCCAATTATTTCGAATATAATATTGAAGTCCCAATTAACGATGATATTGATAAAAATACTGAAAATCTTATTAATTATCTAAATCAATTAAGCCCCCAACCATTTATTATTCAATATTGGAAAGATGATGAAGAAACAAAAACAAGAAGAATTTTAGTTAATGCCCCTTATAATATTCATAATTTGATTTATCATCTTTTCAATCCATTTCAAGCTTCTTATGTTTGTTATTACAAAACAAGAGTTGTAATGTAGGTTTTAAGGTTAAACCTTTATTTTTATTTATTGAATTTAATCCATTCACTGTTAACAATTTCAAGATCTCTTATAATTTCTCTACAATTATCTGTAAGAAATTGTGCGAAAATGTCTGGGATTGTTTGGTCTTCTAATGTAACTCTTACTATCATTAATTGTTTAAGAGGATGTGGGCAAATATAACCGATATAACTACAAGTCAATCCCTTATGTTTCTTATTTTCACGAATATATTTATTATGTAAAAGAGATTGAATAATATTTCCTAAACTATCATCTTCATCTTCAACATGAAAATTAAATGAGAAAGGATTATTTGGAACTGGCTCGATCATAATTCTATTATTTTCGATATTCTCAATTAATAAATCAAGTTTTTTAATAAGAACAATGAGAGCCATTGAAAATAAATAAGAATGTGATAATTTATTTACAGGTTCAATTTCAAATTTAATTAATGTTGGATCACCATAAACATTTTTATGATAACTTCTTTGTTTATCTAAAACATTATCTTTTGTTGCTGCTACATCATCATCTTCGATATAATAAAGGTTTGCCAGTGAAACAGGAGAAAATGAAGCGTTTGTTTTTGCTGTACGTTTAATTGCTTTTGCTATTAAATGTAATTCTTCGCCGCTTCTAAGTCGTGTAATCAATACATATTCGTTTGTAATATCATTTTTTGGAAAAAGTTGATTAAGTTCAGATTTTGATAATTCTTTTCCTTTATAAGTGCCTGTAAAATTATTTGTAGTAATATTTACAGTATTTGTTCCATTATTAACAACATTTAATTCAAATATATAATCATTGTCTTCATAATTATTTGTGATTTCTTCGCTAACATAAATTGGGATTAGACCTATACGATGTTTCATAAATTCATCATGAAGAGGGCCTGAATTTAAAATGATATCAACACTTGGTTCATCTTCTCCATAAAATCCAACAACAGGTATTTCACTTAAAATTACACGACGAACTGAATTTACAATAGATAAATCCAGATTTTCAATATCAAATGAGTGTTTATTGGATGCTTGATCAAATGTATAATTTTTAAACATTACTTATTTATTTTAAATAATATAAATTTTATGTCATTTTTTAATATATTAATTTATTATTATTTTATAAATGATATTATTTTATAGCGAAACCTGTCAGCACTGCTCTATTTTACTTGAAACTATAAAAAGACATGATACTAAAAATACAATAAAATTAGTTTCAGTTGATAGTATTATTAATAAGATTCGTCATAAAGTAAAAGCAGTTCCGGCATTGATGTTCTTTCAGACAAAAGAAATTATTTATGGAAAAGCTGTTTTTGATTATTTATTATTGCCAAATAGAGGATATTTATTCAGTAATAATAATACAAGAGAAAAACAAGAGACTGCTTCAAATCCATCAATTGATATTAAAAGTACAAGTGCTGCTCCTCCATCTGATAAGGAACCGATAGCATTTACGTTAGGTGCTGTTTCATCTGATTATTTTAGTTCTATTGATGATGATAATATTAATTCAATGAATGTTAAAGATGATCAAGTTTATAAATGGTGTGTTATAGATGACATTGAGAAAAAATTAGACTTACCATCATCTAGTTTAACAACAACAGGAGGAGCTAATTCAAAAGAAACATCTCCAACAAAGAAATTACCATCCCTTGATGAATTACAAAAACAAAGAGAAAATATATTTAAGGATATTTAATTTAAATTAAACATAATGACATCTACTTTAAGTTCGACATATATTTTCAACCAATACTATATCGATATGCTTAAAAAACTTAAAAATATATCAAAGAAGCATAAACATCAAAGTGCAACAGCTAAAAAGATTCTAAAAACCATAAAAGATAATTATAGCACTTATGATAAATCTTCTGATGAATATAGAACCTATTTTAATGAAACTCTTAATGATGAATTTTGGGGAAGATTTACATCATTTGAAAAAGATGCCAGTAATGATTGGCTAAAAGATGAAGCAAATACAACACAAGAAATTTATAAAGATATAACAATTAAGGATGTTACTAAGGTTTTAAGAGATAATTTCCTTTGTCATCATTATCTAACAGTTCTTTATATATATAAGGTTGATCTAAGTGAAGAATCAATAACAAATATTCTTAAAATTCTTCAATCACCTGATGTTAATGATGAAACCGTTGATTCTTTAACTGACAATGAAGATTATCGCAAAGTTCTTAAACGTCTTAATGCTCTTAAACAAGATCATATAGAAAACGATCCTCGATTTTCTGATATGGAAGGAC